AAACTTGGATATGTTATCTTTATTGGTACACCAATGGGGCATAATCATTTCTGGGAAGTATATGATCTAGCTAAAAGACGTGGTGGTGATTGGTACGCAGAATTATATAGGGCATCAGAAACAGAAGTTATAGCTGACGAAGAACTTGAAGAAGCTCGTGCTACAATGCCAGAGGACCAGTACGAACAAGAATTTGAAGTAAGCTTTCAAGCTGCAGTTTCAGGCGCCTACTTTGGAAAACAAATCCAAAAGGCAGAGAAAGAAAATAGAATTACTGATGTTGAATATGATCCTAACATTGATGTAGAAACATGGTGGGATTTAGGTATAGGTGATTCAACTGCTATATGGTTCGCACAAAGAACAGGGAATGAAATACACCTGATTGATTATTTAGAAACATCTGGTGAATCATTAGCTTATTATATAAAGCAGCTTTCAGAGAAAGCTTATAACTATGGTAGGCATATAGCACCACACGATATTACAACAAGAGAGCTTGGTACTGGAAAATCTAGATTGGAAGTAGCAAGGGAACTAGGAATAGATTTCGAAGTATGTCCTAGATTAGAAATAGATCACGGTATAGAAGCTGTGAGAAATAACCTAGACAAATGTTACTTTGATAAAAACAAATGTAAATATGGTATTGATTGTTTGCGACAATACCGTAAACAGTTTGATGACAGAATGCAAACATTTAAAAACAAACCACTACACGACTGGGCATCACATGGAGCTGATGCATTTCGCTATGGATGTAGCGTAGATGGTCCAACAAGAACTGATTGGGCAAGACCTATGAGTGTAGATATTAGATATGTAGTTTAAGGAATTATATGGCAAAAGGAAAACCATTATTAGATCATGATATACAATCAATATTAGCATCTGAATTAAAGAATTCATTTGGATACTTTGAAACTGATTTAGTACATGATAGAAAAAAAGCAAATGAATATTACTTTGGTGAATCATTTGGTAATGAAGTAGAAGGCAGATCACAAGTAGTATCAACAGATGTAGCTGATACTATTGAATCTATTTTACCTGCATTGCTTAGAATATTTACTGCTAGTGATAACATTGTTAAGGTAGATCCAGTTACACAAGAAGATATGGGTATTGCAAAACAAGCAAGTGATTATCTAAATCATATCTTTAATAAAGACAACGATGGTTTTACTACATTGTATGCGATGTTTAAAGATGCATTGTTACATAAGAATGGAATTGTAAAAGTATATTGGGATACTTCAGAGAATTCTAAACAAGAATCTTATGAAAGATTATCTGATCCTGAATTTACAATGCTACTTGATGAAGATGGTGTAGAAGTAAAAGAACATACTGAGTACGCAGACGAAACATTTAAGGAACAAAAGGCAAACATTAAAGAACAAATAGATGCTACAGGAGATCAATTAAGTGCAGATCTTATGGAACAACAATTAAGAGAAATACCTGTTCCTAAATTACATGATGTAGTTATTACTCGTAAAGAAACATTTGGACAAGTTAAGTTTGAAGCAATACCACCAGAAGAATTCTTAATTGAAAGACGTGCTAAGACTTTAAAAGATGCGAACTTTGTATGTCATCGTACTACAAAGACTAGAAGTGAATTGATTGAAATGGGTTTTGATTATGAAACTGTTTACGCTTTACCTAAAGAACATAACCTAAAATATAATCCTGAAAAAAATGTAAGGCATAGAAATATAGATAACGATTATACTTCTGAATCAGCAGATGAAGCAACAGATGAAATAGTAGTTTGCGAATCTTATATTAAAATAGATCAAGATGGAGATGGCATAGCAGAACTAAGAAAGATTACATCATCAGGTGATGAGAGTTATACTATTCTTGATAATGTTATAGTTGATAACCAACCATTCTGTTCTGTTACTCCAATAGCAGTACCACATAGATTCTATGGTAGATCTGTTTCAGAGTTAGTTGAAGATATTCAGTTAATTAAATCTACTGTTATGCGTCAGATACTAGATAATATGTATCTTACAAACAACAACAGAGTTGCTGTAATGGATGGTCAAGTTAATTTAGAAGATCTATTGACTAACCGACCGGGCGGAGTAGTAAGAACTAAAGCAGCTCCAGGACAAGTCATGATGCCAATGACTACACAAACTATTAATAACCAAGCGTTCCCATTACTTGAGTACTTAGATACTGTTAAAGAAAACAGAAGCGGTATTACTAAATACAATCAAGGTATGGATACTGATAGCTTAAACAAAACTGCATCAGGTATTAATACAATCTTATCTCAATCACAAATGAGAATAGAATTGATTGCAAGAATATTTGCAGAGACAGGTGTTAAAGATTTATTCAAGAAGATATTTGAATTAGTTGTTAAGTATCAAGATAAAGAACGTATAATCAAGATTAGAAATAACTTCGTTCCAATGAATCCTATGGAGTGGAGAGATCGTTGTAATGTAAGTATTCAAGTTGGATTAGGTACAGGTTCAAGAGATCAACAATTAGGAATCCTTAATCAAATACTAAGACAACAAATAGATGGAATTAAGTTACAAGGTTCACCTCATGGACCAATAGTTAGTATGACTAATATATATAATACACTAGCAAAGATTGTAGAGAACGCAGGATTAAAAGATGTTGATTCATACTTTACTGATCCTCAAGTAGGTATGCAACAAATGCCACCTCAACAACAAAAAGAACCTAGTGAATTTGAGAAGGTATCACAGATTCAAACGCAACAGAAAGCAGCTGAAGCTCAGATGCAATATGAAAATAGAATGCGTGAATTAGAATTTAGATACCAAAAAATGATGTTAGACTTTGAAGCTAAAGTTAAAGAACTAGAAATGAAATACGAATCTGATATAGATGAGAAAGCTATTAAACGTGAAGCTTTAAAGATGAAAGGTATTTCAGAATCTAATAAACAAATGCTTGACCAGGCAACTAAGAATCTGTTACAACCAAATCAAGGTATGCCACAAGTACCTAAACAACAACAACCAAGTAGTGATACTTTTATAGAAATTGATGTCGGACCTACAAAAGGAACAAACAAGGGGCCAAAGGGCTAAAGATATTCTAGAGGATGAACTCTTTACAGAGTCTTTACAGACTTTGAAAGATTCATATTCTAATGCGATATTTCAGACTGGACCAAATGATGAGCTAGCAAGGACAAAGATCTACCTTGCTTATCAAATTTTAGGTAAGTTTGAAAACCATTTCCGTTCCGTTATGGAAACAGGAATACTTGCTGCAAAACAATTAGAAGAATTGCGCAAGAAAAAATAGCACCAACCGTTCAGGAGTGCTTTAAATAACACCAACCAACAAAGGAGTGTATTATGGCTGATGAAGCTATGAATGTTCTTGATGCTGGAAAAACTATTGCAGGTCTAATGACTAATAGTAATACACCATCAGAACCAACAAACGAAACAGAACCTCAGGAAACAAAGACTGAGACACCTGTTGATGAAACAGTAAATCCTAGTGATGTACCTTATGCGGACATTGAAAGGACTGAAGAAGAAGCTGAAGTTGAACAAACAACGGAAGCTCAAGATGAAGCTCAAGAAGATATTCAAAATGAAAGTTCAGAGGAACCTACATACCATGTCAAAGTACAGGGTAAATCAATGGAGGTCACCCTTGATGAACTACTTCAGGGATACCAACGAGAAGCTGATTACACTAGAAGTAAACAAGATTTGTCCTTAGAGAAATCAAGGCTTGATCAAACACTTCAACAATCTCAAAATGAGATTAATCAAAAACTCGCTAAGCTAAATGATTTGAATTCAGCAGCGCAGGCGCAATTACAACAAGAGTATGCCAACGTAGACTTTGAAAAACTATACGAAGATGATCCTGTTGAAGCTAGTAAGCTTGAACATAAGATGAGAAAACGTGCAGATAACCTTCAAAGGATTCACTATGAAACACACCAAGCTCAACAAGTAGAGCTACAAAAGTTCATACAAGGCGAACAATCTAAAGTACTTACATTAGTACCAGAATTTAACGACCCTGGTAAAGCCAGTAAATTAAAAACTGATATGAAGGGGTATCTTCAAAGACAAGGCTTTAATAGTGGAGAAATAGATACTATCTATGATTCACGACAAGTCTTATTAATTAGAGATGCTTTAGCATATGATAAGATTAGACGTGCTAATCCTAAGATAAAAAAGAAAGTCGCTAATGCTCCTAAGGTAATTAAGTCTGGCTCACCAAAAACAAACGCTGAACAAGTCGCTATGCTTAAAAAGGAAAAAATCAACCGTCTTAAAGAATCTGGAGGAGTACGAGATGCTGCGAAGGTTTTTAGAGACTATCTTTAATTAGGAGGCCAATATGGCACAACCAACAAACTTGTACGATACGTACGATACTACTGGGATTAGAGAAGATTTAGTTGATATTATCTATAATATATCTCCTGAAGATACTCCTATCCTATCGGCTATTCCACGTTCTGTGGCTAAGTCGACAAA